TGGTAATGACCGCTAGAAGAGTCTGATCGCCTTCCTGGCCAAAGCTAAAACCAACATCGGGAGTGTTGGGCATGTACCCAAGAGTGCGAGGTCAATTCATGGGCGGCAACTGAAGAGTTTCTTCACTGCTGGCCGCGCGGGCGGGAGCGCTTCGCGCGGGAACCTACCTGCATGATCGCACGTCAAATTGCCAGTCATAAGATTACCCGCGGCAGGTAAGAATATTATTGGCAAACTGACAGGCGATCATGACTTCAAAATCTTCGGCGGCTTGGGCGGCTTGCCCGGGTCTTTCTGGTGCGGCGCGAGCGTGGCCCACACCTGCATATCGTTCTGATAGCGCTCCAGCGCCCCGTCTTTGAGGATGGCGATATACGCCAGCAGAAGCTCGCGCACGGGCCACTGCATGAGCGGCCCTATGCGGCTTGCATCCCAGCCGGCGATCTCCCTTACGATCAGGCCCCAGTCGCCCAGGTCCTCTGCGCCGCGCTCTTTCCAGTGCGGGCCTTTCAGTTCCGGAGCGAAGATTTCCGGGAAGTCGCGACGGATGCTGTCGCGTATTGAAAAAAACCCAGAACAAAACCCAGCAGCGCTTCCCGCATGGCCAGCTTTGAAGCCGCGTCCTTCACCTGGTCAAACATCTCCGCATTGACCTCAGCGGAAGCCGCGCTCCACTTCTTGCCTTCTTCCGTGAGGCATCCGGCCAGGACGTAACTGGCGCGGCCGCTGGCGAGCAACTGCGTGAGCAGGCCTTCAGCAGCTTCTTCCGGCGTGCCTTTGTTCTGCACCAGAAAATCAATGCAGCCGGCAAGCCGGAGCTGGCCGACGAGGTAATGGTCCTGCGCGGCCGGGAGCTCCTGGCTCACGCCGTGAAAGGTCAGGCCGGCGATCACGATGGTGTTTTGAATCTCCGTCATTTCACGATCACCAGGTCATAGCGGCGGACGCCGCATGGTTTGAAGACGACATTCTTTTCGGCGAACAGGTCGACGAAGCGGACCGGTCTCACCGGATCGCCCTTCTTGTCGTAGAGCTGAATTTCAGTCCCGGGTTTTACTTCGCCAGAGATCTCATCCAGGAGCCGATCAGCCTGCGCGTAAGCCACGCGGCCGGCTTCCTTGGCTTCAAAGTACTTCTGCACCTTTTTGGCCAGCTTGTTTTTCTTCCGTGGGGCGCGACGCTTTGTCTTTGGAATGGCCTGCGCTCCGCTTGGCTCCGGCTCTGGCGCGGCCGTTGGCTCAGAAGGTGGTGTTAGGACTTCGGCTCCTGCAGGGGCGTTCTCAGGAAATGGGCTGGTATTGCTGAACTCCATGCTTGCCTCCGATCGCGGGCATGTAACTTAAGTTACAATCCACGCCTCAAACGTGGTCGAAAAATGCGAAGTCGGGCGGCGGGGAGAAGCTTTCCGCCGCCCTTCTTCATCTGCGCCCGGAGACGGCCGGTCTTAAGAGGCGCAGAATTTCATTTCCTAAAGGGCTCCGCAACGCTTCGCTGCTTCGCCCTCTTGCTACGCGAGCGGCGGATCAGCCGCCGCTTCGCAATTCACCCGGCAACCTAGCTGACGTCGCCGGTCTCACCGCTGGTGGCGCCGTAATCGGTCATCAGGAAGTAGGGCGAGTTGGGATGGTTGGCGGTATCGTCGAGCACCATGCCCTCCATCTCCCAGTTCCCGTAATCGTCTGCGATCAGGCCCAGCTTGCCGTTGGGCGAGAGGTTCACCTGCCACCATTCCACGCCGATCTTCTTGCCATCGGTGGGATCGGGGACAAAGCGCAGACGCGCGCGAACAAACGGATTCACGGCGCCCGCGACCTGGCTCAGGCTGAGCGCTGCCGGCGTGTAATCGATCGTGACGGCCGCGGCATCGTCCACGGCGCCGGTGGGCAGGAAATAAATCAGTCCCTGGAGCGCGTCGGTGATCTGGTAGTCGGTATTCAGCACCAGAGTGGTCACGCCCTGCTTTACCACCACCGAGCCGATGTTCCGCCCGACCGTGGAAAAGAACTTACCCTTCTTGGTGGCCGTGGCTGAAGCCAGCGCCTCGCCGGTGACTGGCGTGGTGCCGGTGGCCAGCGTGGTTTCCTTGCCGCCGCTCGCCATCTGCTGGATGGCCAGGTGCGTGAAGGAAAAGTCAGTGCCTTTGATCGAAAGCATCACCTGGCGCTTCTTTACGGCCGTTGCGATGAGCGTGGGCGTCCTGTTGATCGACTGATACAGCTCAGCCTTGTCGTCCTTGATCTCCTGGTCCAGGCCAGTGACGTTGCCCATGTGTACATAGCCGGTCAGGCCGCCGCTGGCGTCATAGATATCCACCAGCAGAGAACCTTTCCCGAGCATGGGAAGATGAGGCAGGGGGTATTGCATGATTGCTCCTTCAGGACGTTGCGCTCGGGTTCAGCCGGCTCGTCCGGTAATGAATAGTGAAGCGTTGCGCGGCCGCAGCCACGATTGCGTTGCTCTCCTTGGAGAGCCATTTCGTGGGGCCCGGGATGATGCCCATCGCCAGGCCTCCAAAACTTTCATCCGCGCCCATCTGCTGCATGGCCCAGAGGTAAAGCGGATCGATGACCTTGCGCGGCTTCTGCACCGCCTGGCCGGGCACGCTGGCCAGCGCCCGATACTGGAGCTCGACGCCCAGCTCGTTCGTGATGGTGGGGGCCTTGTATCTCTGCTTCTCCAGCGGCTGCGGCTCTTCATCCTCAAAGTAAAGCCCGATCACCGGAAGCTGGCTTTGTTCATTCGGGTGAAGCCGTTCTTCCACCACAAGCAAGCTTGCCGGCTTTGGCACCGTTCCCGCTCCCGCCGGCGTGCTGGAATTCAGCGCGGCAAAGAGCGCATCGATCAGGCGGTCTCGAATACTCGCCATTAGGCTTGCCTCAGCATCAGCTTGCTCAGAGCGCCGTCGCCAGCGCCCAACGGCTGGATCACCGCGTAATTCGTCGGCGTCCCGGTCACCGGATCATTGGCGACAATCGCTGCGTCGACGGCGATCGCGCTGTGCGGAAATAAACTGGTTTGCACCGTCAGCGTGACCGCCTTGACGATCACCTCGCCGCCCTGGCCATCTTTCAAAACCACCTGGTCATTCAGATCGAGGATCCCGTATCCATGCACGCTGCCGGCCGTAACTGGTACGCCCAGCTCGGCCAGCATCGTGGGAATATCGGAATCACCGAAGAACATCTTTTCTCCAAAGGGGCTCCGCAACGCTGCGCTGCTTCGCCCTCTTACTACGCGGGCGGCGGATCAGCCGCCGCTCCGCAATTCACCTGGATCAGACCTCGCTCAGCGATGCGCCATTGAGCGTGCGGATGTACCACAGCCCGCCCACGGCTTCCAGGATCACCATGTCGCCCACGTGGGCAAAGGTGACAGTGTCACCGCTGGTGTTTGCGCCTTTGATCACGTTGGCCGCTGTGGTCACGGTGTGCGCGTGCGCGGTTTCCGCCACGATGACAATGACCGTGCCATCCTGCCCGGGATTGGTGGGCGTGGCTAAAGTCTCAGAGAGAGCCCCGCTCGATCCCAGCCCCACAGTTCCGCCCGAGACCGCGATCGCGCCGGAAGTGGTGGCGTGCGTCACGGTATCCGGAAGAGGCGATGGCAGGTTCTGCATGGTGGGCGCAAGGCTCGTGCCGTTGGAGGTCAGGACCTGCCCGGCAGAGCCGTTGCTGATGCCGGCCAGTCCCGTGCCGCTGTTGACCTGCACCTGTTTATCCGCGCCGCCGGCTGTGCCAATGGAGTTGGTTTGAGCGAAGCACGCGATGGCCAGAATGGCCAGAATGACTGCGCCGATCGCGCCGAGTAAAAGCTTTTTGGATTTCATGTTCCTTGTTTCCCTTTCCGGAATTTGTGAATTTGTGAATTCGCGAACTCAGCCCTTCTTCTTGGGCTTGGGATCACGATTTGTCGGCTGCTCCAAGGTCACCGTCTGATAGCCGGCCTGGTGCGTCGCAGCACCTGGATCGTCATGCTCTGAAGGATCGCCTTCGTCGGTGTATTCGGCCTGGCCGCTGTTCACGAACTGCGTAGCCATATACTTCGGCAGCTCGTAAATTTCTCCCTTGTAGGCGTCCTGATCCGGACCCAGTGTTACCGCTTTTAAGAACTTGACTTTCGCCGTGCGCGCCGGAGGCGCAGCCACCAGTCTTTTCACCTGCATGTTTGTTCCCCTCAATTTGCCGAATTGCGCAATTTGATAATTTGGTAATTCGGCGGGCGCTCCCAGGTTCGGAAGACGCCCGCGCAAACAACCGTCTAGCTCTTCGTCACGTCTTTCGCCACCGCGAATGCCACCGGATAGCGGTTGATCCAGTCGGTGAGGATGAACGTGGTGAGCTCGATGATCCCCTGCTTCTTCAGGCGATATGGATCCACCACCAGCTCAAAGCCGGATCCCCACAGACCATTGACCAGCGTGGAGAAGACGCCCAGGATGAACGCGTGGCACGTGCCCACGCTCGTGCCCTTGGTCAGGTTGCTGGGAACCTGGTTGGACCAGCGAGCCCGAAGGCCATCGATCTCATTGCCCTTGGCCCAGATCGGCGTGCCGGTGACGTTGACCGTGGTGGACGCTCCGGGCGGCGTGTAGACCAGTTCTGGAGTGCGCTTCAGCAAGCTCTTGATGCCGGGCGTGGTAAGCCATGCGGGCTCGCCCACCTGGTCAGCGTTCGCCTCTTCGAGCAGCTCTTCCATCTTGGTGATATCGCTCCACTGCAGAACTCCGCCATTGCCGGAATCAGCATCCACCGTGTATGGCTGGACGCCCGTGGTGCCCAGGATGCCGAGCGGCTGGTTAGAGCCGGATCCCAGGCCGTTGATACCGGCCAGGTCGATCGCTAAGGCGGCATCGCGCGCCAGATCAGTGCGAACCAGGCTATCGATGTCCACATTCGCGGAAGGGGCTTGCGCGAGCAATTGCCGGGTATAGCCGGTGGACGTCTGATAGGTCCGCGGGCTGCCTGTCACCTGTGCAAGCGTCGCATTGCTATCGGCCACGTCGGTACCGGGGTTCTCACCTACCCATGAACCTTGCGCACGGCCCGTCTGCTTGGGGAAAGCCACGTTGCCGGTCAATCCGCTAACAACGTTCGCGCCCAGTTCCTTCAGGCGCATTTGGTTGTAGAGGAACTGGATGAACTCCATGGGCTCAGTGAAGACCAGCTCAGAGCCTTTCGTCGCCGTGCCCGCGCTCAGAACGGTTGCGATGCCGGCGCGCTGCAGATATTCTGCCGCGGCACGGGCCTTGAGCGGATCCACACCGAGACGAAACGGCACGAAAAGACCTCCGCGCTCTTCCGAGCGCTTACCTTCCCATGTCTTCTCGATCTGTTCGGAGACTTCCAGCTCGAAGCAGTTCACGCGGCTCTTCTTGTTCTCGCCGTTGTGGACGACGGCCATGATGCCGCGACAAAGGTTGTAGCTTTTCTGCTCCTTCTCATTGAGCGCCAGCATTTCAGTGCTGTGCTCAGCAGCGGCGGTGCGGACAGCGCCGTTTGCATTGGTCGCCTTGCCGATTTCGCCCAGGATCTCGCCGGAGGCGATCTCCACGGTCATTCCATCGCGCTCCAGCAGCTTGGCTGCGAATTCAGCGGCGCGCGCGTGATCACCGGCGAAAGCGCTGGTGAGGTGTGTGACGGTGCAGAGACGCATGATCTCCGCGGCCTTTTTCGGTTCCATTTTCTTTACCTCAATTGGGATTTGCGGCTTGTGATCGCCTGCCGCGGAGCGAACTTCTTTGAAAGGCGTGAACGCCAGGCGCTCGCCCTTCGAATTCACGAACTCCTTGGGGAAGTCGGAATCAGCGCTGCGCCCGGCGCCCACGGTGATATCGGCCGGCACGGCCACGCTGGAGCCTTCCATGGGCATCCACCGCGTAACGCGGTAAGTGCGCTTCTTGGCGTCGCCCTCGCCCTCTTCGCGCTCCAGCTCAATATCCATCACGCGATAGCCGATGGACGTGAACTTGCGGATCTTGTCCTGCACGTCGCGCTTGATGTCCTGCGCGCGCGCGCTGCGCGAGAAGCGCACGTCGCCGATCAGCTTCTTTTTCTCAATGCGCAGGTTCTCGATGATTCCCACCTGGTCACCGGTATCGTGATCAACCAGGTAGCTCATGCCGTCAGCCGCGCGGGACATGTCAACGCAGGCTGAAGAGTGATCGAGTACTTCATCGCCGAACCAGCGTTGCACCGGCGTCTCTGAGCTGAAGGACATGGTGAACGTGTCGGCATCGCGCTCGTCCTCGTCTTCCACGTCCTCATTCGGATCCTCGGGATCTGGTTCTGCTTCGCCCTTGGCTTTGCGCGCGGCAGTTTCTGCAGCCAACCGCTGCAATTCCGCCTCGCCGCTTTTCTTGCTATCTTTCTCATCGGCCAGCTCGATGCCGTGGGCCTTGGCCGCGGCAACAGCACGCTTCCATGCGGTCTCGGTCGCCGGGCTTGAATTCTCAGCAAATACCGCGATGGCTTTGCGGATGTGGCGCTTGGTCCTGTCCGCATCCTTGAATTCGATCGGGAGCGCCCACGTGGAACGCTTCTTCGCATCGCCCACATAGGCGAACGCGCTGGCTGGCAGGTCCTCGCCGGCAACGCGCTTTGTGAGCGGGCCTTTGGCGCGCGGAATGATCTCCAGCGCCATAACGCGCGTGAGCATAGGAAGCGAGGTAGGTTTCTTTTCGGTGCTCATTGCACACTCTCCCGTTCTTCAGGCATGTGGCCGATGTGGAGGTGCCACTGCGGGCCGCGCGCGATGGGGACGACCGCGGCTTTCTTGCCGGCCTGGGCCTCGCCCGCGGCGGTCTCTTCGTCGTCCACTTCGGCAGGATTCTTTTCTGTGCTGGGACGCGCCGGCGGATTCAGGTTGATGTGGATCCCGTAGGTTGAAGCCAGCTTCTCCGCCTCGGCGATGCGCTCATAAACTTCCTCGAGGTCATCTCCGCGCTCGGCGACGATGCTGAACGGATCATCCAATGCAGCCGCCATGTCGATAATTGCGGCCTGCGAGTCTTTGAGCGGGTCCACCCACTTCCACCCACGCGGGAGCCACAGCCCCTCGCGGAAGCGGGCGGGATCGCGCGAGTCGAGCACCAGCGCGCCGCTGAGAAGAGCCATGCCCAGCCACTGCTCGAAGATCCGCGAGGTGAACTGCTCAATGAACCATTGCTGCAGCACGCTCCAGTGATCGCGCTCAATCAGAAGCCCGGAGCGCAGGGAGCTGTAATTCACGCCGATCAGGTCATTGGCCAGCGAGTTGTAGCTGACCCCGAGACCAGAGGCCACCAGGCGCAGGTTCGACTTCACGAAATTTTCAAAAGCGCTTGACGGATGTTCCGGACTGAATGGTGTGAACTTCGTGCCCGGCGGCAGGCTCTCAATCATGCCCGGGTTGGCTTCCATGCGCTTGGGAATCGTGGGCTGATCAGTAGGCTCATAGGTTTCCGGATCGTTCTCAAGAAATCCCATCTTGGCCGCGCCCACACGCGCCGCCACCAGTTCGCTTTCGCTATAGCCGTGCAGCATCTTCAACGCCATCATCACGGGATGGAACCAGGTGAGCCCGCGCGTCTGGTTCACGCGATAGGGATCAAACGTGTGCGTGATCTGGTCTGCCGGGATCCGCTGGCGCAGCAGAGAGCCGCCAAAATCTGAAGGGTGTCCCGGATTGACGTAGTACGCGGTCGGTTTGCCCCAGGAATCTACTTCCACGCCGAGCCTGATTTCATTGCCGCCGTTGCCGGGTGCGCGCGTGAAGAGATGGTCGACCTGGTCAGCATCGATCATTTGCAGGGCGAAGCCCCAGCGGTTAGAAAAGCCTTTGACCTGGCGAGTGAAGGCCTCGCCGTCCATGGCCGTGGTGCGCAGCGCGAGATCGCACACCTGGCGGAAGCTCATCTTGCCGTCCACCGTGCAGTTTTCGGCTTTGCACCAGTCATTCCAGGCGTTTTCAATCTTGCGATTGATGGCGCTGTTCAGCGTGCCGTCATTGTTGCGGACGCGCGCCCGGTACCGGATGCCTCGCTGGCCCACCACGTTGGTGGCCAGCAGATTCAGGAAATGCTTGGCCGTGGGATTGTTCCGGACCAGCTCGCGCCCGCGGCCCCGGAGTAGCCGCAGGTTGCCGCGGCACTCCTGGTCAGGCGAGAGGATCGGAGCGGTCCAGTCAGCCGTGAGCCGGTTGCCCTGCGCGCCCTCATAAACGAAGCTGCGCTTGGCCGGAGCCGGCTTGATGGCTTCGCGGGCTTCGCGCAGATCCAGGATGGTGAGCTGGCTCATTGCTGGCCCGCTCCAGGAAGCCCGGTAACGTCCACCCACGTGGCGGGGAAATTCGCGTCGTTCGATTCATCCACGAAGTCAATCAGCACCGGCTCGCTGATGCGGCAGGGATTCGCGGCCTTCCAGACATTGGCGCGCGCGATCCCGCGGATCGCCAGCAGTTCCTTGATCGGGATCTTGTTCACCGCGCGCCCGGCGATCTGGTAACTCTGGATGTCACTGGTGAGACGGCCGGTGAGCGCAGCTTCCACAACGCTGAGCGTCTTTTCCCAATATGTGAGGTGTGCGCCGGCGGACGCAGTAGCCAGATCCAGCTCGATCTGCACCACGCCCTCGCCGACGGTGTAAACCTCGCCGGTACCTGAATTGGTGACCCGCTCCAGGAAGCGATAAATCCCCGCGGCCACGGCCAGGTCAGTGGGCGTGAGCGTGATCAGGAAAGCATTGTCGGTATCTGTGGTGGCGGCCTTGTTCAGGATGTTGCTGGCGCCGTTGAAGTAGATTTTGTAAGCCCAGTCCGGCGGCGCAAAGTCATCAAACGTGCGGCGGAATTTGACCGTCTCGCCGGCCGTAAATACGGCGGGAACACCATCACCGATGACAGGGGCACTCACCGGATGAGCATGTGCGGGAAAAAATGGAGCGGCAACTGAAGAGTTTCTTCACTGCTGCTAGATCGCGTCCTCGTTCCGGGCAAAGAAGTACCGGCGGATCGAGTCGCGCAGCGCGGGCTTCTCATGCGTGAGCTCAAAGATGCCGTGCGCGTTGCGCCGGAGATCTGCTATGGGATCGAAGACATGGTCCACCAGGATCTGGTCGCGCGTCTCATATCCGCGCCGCTTGATGTCGCCATGGAAGTGGTGCACGGCGAAGCCATCCACCACGCCAATGTTGCTATTGAGCGCCTTTGCGCGGGACTGCCAGGCTTCAATCATGGCGGTGTAATTGGGATGGTACTGGCTGAGCGCCAGGCAGCCGCGGGTGGGCTGAGAGACCAGGCCGAAAGCCATGAACCAGTCCGCGTGCCCCAGGATGCAGTGATCCATCAGGCCGCCCACCGCTTCATACGCCTCACGGGTGAAGGCCCAGGCACCGCCTGTAGCGCCCACCGGGATCCACGCCGGCGCGGGTTGCTTTGTGGGAGCGGAAGAGACAGCGCCGCCGGAGTTCGGGCTCACATTGTGCGACCATCCGCCGGGAACGGCCGTGGAAGGCAACCGGTGGCCATTGTCGATATACGTGGCGGCAAAGCTCAGCGATCCCGCTCCGCTGGCCCTGGCGCCGCCGTGGCCTTTGGCGGTGAGGCTGGTGTACATGGAGAAGAGCTGCACAAAGGGATGGTGCTGCAGTTGCTTGATGGCCTCGATCGCCCAGTCATGCCGGATGAAGCTGAAATCGCCATCGATGTAAGCGCCATACTTCCAATCGCGAGGCCAGGTCCTGATCACCTCATTCAGGATGTTCTCTTTGTGGAAGAGCACGGACTTTGCGCGGAACTGCACATCCAGCGGGCTGGAGCCGGTGACTTCAAAAGGCATGTCTCCG